TTAAACGAATGTTAGAGAAACTTGAACTTGTTTCAGTTACCACGTTTTCATCTTTCGCTTTACTTGTTCCAACGTCTTCTGTTAATCTAACAACAGCAGTTCCGTTTGTAGTATCTTCTTCTGATACTAATCCAACTCTATAGTATTTTGTATCACCAGCAAATTTAACGTTAGAAGCTAATTTGATAATGCCTGTAGCATTTAACGTTGTAGATCCTGATTTAACTGCAATTAGAGGTCCTCTTTGACCTTCTTGAGCATTTGAACTATCTCCAAAGTTTTCAAATAATTGTACTTGGAATGTTGATGAATCTTCTTTTGTAATTGTAATAATTTCGTTATCTATGAAACCACCACTAATATTATCTATATGTAAATATTGTAGTGATACGTTAAATCTGAAAAGTCTAGCAGTAGCACCAGAACTTGCACCTTCTATTGTAGCAGTACCTTGACCTTGCGTTGATATTGAATTCTCTATGTCTGCAACCGTAGCACCACCTTGGAATCCTGTTGCGTCATATTTCAACATCATTCCTCTTGTTCGTATACTTACTGGTGATTCGTCTTCGTCTGTACCAGAAGATACACAAGCTTTTTCTCCATATGCGTGAGAGCAGTTTAGACCTCTAATAAATCCACCTGATTCAGCGTAAATAGCTTTTTCTGCATAATAAACGAATACTGATACTGCCTCACAACGTCCTTTTCCTAAGATGTGAATACCCATACCATCATTGTTAATTTGTGTAAAGTCATTAAGTAGCATTGACTTGTAAGATGATGTATGAGTTTTTGCGTGTAAATTTCCGTCAACTTGTACTCCACAAGCACCAGCATTTATAGAAGTACAGTTTTGTATATATGGTGAAGTAGTTTTAATGTTACCTGCTGGGTCTAATGACGCAACTGCAGCCATTATATTACCTTTTGGTATAACTCTTTCACCTACATCTGTAATATTCCATTTCATTCTTCCTAGAGTAACCCAATCACCTGTTGTTAATCCGTGGTTAGTTCCAGTTGTTACCGTTAATTCTCCAGTAGCGTGAGCATAAGCACAATTTGATAATGCAACTGTAGTTCCTTCAGCACCTTCTACTATAACGTGACCACCACTAACATAATTGTGAGCGTGTGCTGATGTTTCAGTAGGTACTGTAAATGAGTTTGAACTTGTTACCGTTGCTTGATATAATCCTCCAGAAAGTTTAGTTCCTGTAAGACCTGTTAATGTCATATTTCTAATGTTATTACTATCATTACATAAAAATTCGTTTGAAGCTTTGTTGTCTTCTAATGATCCAACAGTTAATACTAAATCTCCACCATTACCAACGTCAGCAGCTTTTAATGTAATTACATCATTAACATTATATCCTGCACCACCGTGATATGTTGTAATTTCTTTTGCGATATTTCCTGATACAAATACGCTGAATACTGCACCACTTCCAACTTCTGGATAAACTTTTTCTCCTTCTGTACAACTATATCTAATTCCTGAAATCTTAACAACATCACTAGCAGATAATCCGTGGTTAATTGATGTTGTAATTGTTAAATCACCTGTTGAGTTATTATAAGGAGCGTCTGATATATCAAATTGAGAATAGCTAGAATCTCTAACTGTTCCACCATCAATGTATGTATGTACAAAATCAGAAGTTCCTAAACTAACAACGAAAGTTGTTGAGTTGGTAACACTTGCAACTGTAAATGATTTTTCAACTTTATCAGCGTGTAAATATTTGTAAATTCCGTTTGTTGCACCAACTAATTGTTTTGTTACCTTAACCGTTTTGATTTGAGAACCTGTACCAGTTTTTGGTTGTACTCTAGTATTTCTTAATGATTCACCGATAATTGAAACACCATCTTTAACTCTTAAAGGTAATTTTTCTTTGAAAGTACCATTTTTAAGTCTAACAATATCTCCTGCAACACTCTTAACATCAAAAGTTAAAGCAGTTGTAGCAGAACCAATTAATGATCCATCAACTCTAATTTTGTCTCCTGCTGTGTGATCCGATCCACCGTTTACAATTTCAACGGTTACTGGCGATGTAGCAGTATTTACTCTATAGTATGAATCACTTCCAGTTTCTGGATATACTTTAGCACCTAAAGCGCAAGTATAATTCATACCTCTAATTCTTACTTTATCAGTTGCTGATAAACCGTGTACGTTTGAAGTTGTAATCGTGATGATACCTGTACTATTATCGTAAGGTGCGTTTGTAATCGTTAACGTTGAGTCATCTGATTTTCTAATTGAACCACCATCAACATAAGTATGAGCATAAGCTGATGTTGCTAAATTAATTGTAAATGATGTTGTTGTTGGTGTAGTTGCAACCGTAAATTCTTTATATGAGATACCTCTTGCACCATCATAAGTTCCTGATGTTCCACCAGTACCACCTGAAATTGTTTCAACTTCTCTAATAGAAGCTTTCTTAGCTTTCTTTAATGCATAAGCAAGAGTTTGATAAGGCATTGATTCTGTTCCTGCTGAACCATCAACACCACTAGGAGAAACCCATAATACGTTTTTGCCTGAAATACCACTCCATACAATATCTGTTCCATCGTTTGTTAAAACAGAACCAGGAAGTCCTAAAGGTAATCTAGCAGCACCACCTACATCTTGGTAAAGTAAATCACCTCTTGTAGTTAATACAGCAGCTGTATCACCTTGAGCAAGTACTTGCCATTTTGTTGAATCTGTTCCTGGTTGAACACCAGTAACCTGGTCTTGTACTTGTACATAAGAACTTGAACTATATCTTACTGTATCACCAATTTCATAAGTTGTTGAACTATCGTAAGTTCCTCTCCATTTAAATCCTTCTACAACACCTTTCCAGTATGTTGAGTTAACAGTACCATTTGCAGCTGTTGGTCTTTGGTTTTGTGCGTCTAATATACAGACGTAAGAATTACCACCATACTGAACTGTGTCTCCAGTTTTGTATAATGTACCGTGTGAATAAACACCAGTTGCATTGAAACCTGTGGTTACAACATCCCAATAAGCATTGTCAGCAGGAGTTTGTCCTGCAGCTTCAGCTGAATTGATATAAACGTAAGAATATCCTCCGTAGGTTACAACATCACCTTTTGAGTAAACTGTTGCGGAGTTATAACTATCTTCAAATTGTAAACCTTCTGAATAAACTGTAAAGTTAGCTTCTGCGAAATCTGATAGAGCAGCACCAGACGTGTGAGCAGTAGAACATTTATATTGATATGCACCATACTTAACAACGTCATCTAATCTGTAATATGTTGAAACTTGGAAGTCGCCTCTAAAAGCTAAACCTTCTGAATAAAGAGTAAATTTTGATAAATCTATATTTGCGTCACCGCCAGCAGCTGATGTATGCTCTGTGGTAACACGGTATTGTCTTCCACCATATTTAACAATATCATTTAATTTGTATTGAGTTGAAGAAGCGTAATCACCTGTAAATGTTAATCCATCTACTAATGCTTCAAAATTAGATTGATTTAAAACTGTGCTTGATGATGTATGAGCTGTAGTACATCTATATTGTTTACCACCGTATTTAACTAGGTCGTTTAATTTGTACCAAGTTGCGTTTGCGTAATCGCCTTTGAAGAAAAGCGACTCACCGTGTAGTTGCCAATAATTTGTATATGTTCCAGGATCAGTATAAAATACATTTTCGTTAGCAGGTGAAGTGTGATTTTGAATACACACATATGTATTACCACCATACTTAGCTATATCGTCAATAACGTATCCAGTTGATACGGCCCAATCACCTCTCCATTTAAATTTAATACGTCCTAGTTTAAAATCTGCCATTTGCTCTCTTTTTCCTTAATTCATCTGTTATACAGCACTTTGGTAAGTTGTTGTAGCAACACTTGCCGTTGTACTTTCAAAAGTGTCAAAATCATCGGTACCTAATTCAGACCTTGATACTATTTGGTTTGTTCGTTTAACTAAATCTCCACTAGTACTATTTATAAAGAAAGTAGTACTTAAATCATCTGAATAATTAATTTGTTGAAATTTATCGCTATCATTATTGTAATATCTTCTTTTCAATTGTCCTACTACAATACTTAATCCAGTCTTTGGAATTAGTGTGAAATTGACATTATTCCCACCTGATAATGTATAATCTTCGTATGCTTTTTGTCTAACACCATCTAAAAATAGTGCTATTCTTGTTTCATTTAAAACTGGAGTTGTAAGTGTAAAGGTGTATGTTGATCCATCACCTGTAAAATATTGAACATCAAACATTTCTAATCTTTCTTCAACGTAATCTGTTTGGTCTCTTCCAACGTTATCTGACTTACCATCTTCGTAATATTTTGATACAGATATTTCTCCAGTACCTATATTAGGATTGATAGATGTAAGGTACGCCATACCTTCTTTGGTACGTCTGATACCATTAAATTTTTTCTTTTTATCTATTCCAGTTAAACCAGGTACTACGTAAGACATCTATTTCTCTCTAATTGCTATATTTATAATTTCCATTATGTTATTGCCAAAATACTGGCTACTGCCTCAACCTCAACAGCAGTTGAATCAGGAGAAGGGTCAGCGACCACTCTCAATTTATCGTTGTTTTCTAAATTTATTGGTTTATCTAGTGTTAATGTATTCCCTACAGGAACCTCTAAATTTTTACCTACATATTTAAATGTAGTTCCACCATCTACGGTTACTTTTACGTTAACCCTAGCTACACTAGAAGCACTATTATTTGAAATATATAATGCGTGAATAACAGCAGTTTCAGAACCACCTGCTGTGTATATGTCTCCATCAGTAGTGTCTACAACTGGAACTGTTATTCCTGAATTTTTAAATGTACTTGCCATAATTTATCACCTTACGAACCAAATACTACAGAATAAGCCAATGCGTCATCTTGGGTACCAATAGTACCTGAAGCATTAGGTAATTTTAAAATGTTATCCGCTGTAGGTTCTTCAACCTTTAATATTGTTTCAAAAGCGTTTTCTAAATTACCTTCAAATATAAAATGACTTCCGTTCATTGTAATATTTTGGTCAGTTATAGAAGCATTAGAGGTAACGTCTTGTAGAGATACAGAACCTGCACCTCCCAACTCTTTAATTAATCCTGATGATGTTTTTGTAAAAAACTTACCATCTTGTATATTCATAGCCAACTCACCAGTTTCTAAATTACTTGCTGATGGTATTCTAGTTGCTACTTCTGTACGATAAGGTTTAATTTTAGTTGCCATTATTATCTCTTTCTTAATTTAGCTCTAAACTTGATTTTGTTAATTAATTTTGATTTTGTTAATCGTCTATCTAATTCAATTCCCATTCTTCTTCCAATAGACTCTAATTGTTTTTTTGTTCTTGTTTGTAATTCTTTTAAATGTATAGTTTCTACTTTAGGTTTTTTAAATCTTTTAAAAAACTTTTTACACCATCCAAACATTAGAATGTTCCTCCGTCAACTGTTGAAACTTCTACATCACCAGAGGTAACTGTAAAGTTGTCAGAAGAAAACGAAGCAACTCCTATATTTGATGTACTCGCTAATTCGCCTGCAATTCTTAATCCATTACCTGAAATAATTGTGTTGATACCTTCACCAGCAGTAAACTCAAAAGTTCCTTCAATAGAAACTTGTCCTTGAGATGAAGATTCATCTGTAAAGTATATTACTGGATT